TAAACAGCATAGTGATGAATATAGAACACTGCCCACTATTGACCAAGTGCAGGCAGTGACTACAGTCACACTTAAACATGTACCCGACCTAACAGAAGATCACTATAGTTGGTTTATGACAGAGTTTGAGGGATTTACTAAACGTAATGAACTTGAACGTGCTATTCTAGCGGCAGCAGACATGTTGGAAAAGGGCGAGTATGATCCTGTTGAAAAACTTATCAAAGATGCAGTACAGATAAGTTTAACTAAAGACATGGGTATACAATACTTTGAAGATCCTAGAGCTCGTATCGACCGATATTTTAACAGTGGTGGACAGGTAAGTACTGGTTGGCCACAAATGGATAAGATACTTTATGGTGGCTTTAGTCGTGGAGAACTTAACATCTTTGCAGGCGGGTCTGGTTCAGGTAAATCGTTAGTTATGATGAACATTGCACTTAGTTGGTTACAAGCTGGGCTAAGTGGTGTGTATGTAACATTAGAGTTGAGCGAAGAACTATGTAGTCTGCGTACAGATGCTATGCTTACTGGTATGAGTACAAAAGATATCCGTAAGGATATCGAAACAACTGAACTTAAAGTTAAGATGGTTGGTAAGAAATCTGGACAATATCGTGTTAAAGGATTCCCAGCACAGAGTAATGTAAACGACATACGCAGTTATTTAAAAGAAGTGCAGATACAAACTGGTATTAAAGTTGACTTTGTTATGGTAGACTATTTAGATTTGGTAATGCCAGTATCTATTAAAGTTAATCCAAATGACCAGTTTATCAAAGACAAATATGTAGCAGAAGAACTGCGTAACTTGGCTAAAGAACTTAATGTATTGTTGGTAACAGCTTCGCAGTTGAATCGTAGTGCTGTAGAAGAAATTGAATTTGACCATAGCCATATTGCTGGTGGTATATCTAAGATCAATACAGCAGATAACGTGTTTGGTATCTTTACAAGTCGTGCTATGAAAGAACGTGGCAGATATCAATTACAATGTATGAAGTCGCGTAGTTCAACTGGTGTAGGGCACAAAGTAGATTTAACTTATAATATTGAAACTATGCGCATCACAGACGAGGGCGAAGAATCCGCAGGCGATGGTAATGGTGCTAGTCGTAATATTAACAATGTATTAAACAATATTAAATCTACATCAACCGTTAATAAAGAAACTGGTGAAATTATGAATGCACCAAAGATTAATGCCACAGTTGACAGTAGCAAACTTAAGAGTATGTTGGCTGGCCTAAAGAATAGCGGCGAATGAATCTAGTTTGTTTTTCAAATAACACTGGTGGCGGCATCCTGTGTGATTTATTAAATAATAAAACTCCCAGTATGGATGGTTATAAATGTACTGGTGCAGAACATTCTTTATTAAAGATAACTGATAGCCCGACAATTTCACGTACTGTAGATGAACCTTCCTGGAATCGTAGGCTGACTCAGCTATTATCTCGCACTAATCAGAATCGATGGATAGGAACTCATTATCATCCTAGTGCAATTTCCTTAGCGCCATTTGAAACTGTTATTGCCATTACCACTGAATCTCGTGAAAGTAAACTATATAGATGGTTGCGATATTATAACGGATGGTTTAAGCTAGCCGAATCAGATTGGCAAGAAACATCTAACCTAGACCAAATTGACAAAGTTCGTTGCCTAGCAAAAAATGTATTTGAAACATTTGAATCACACCCACAATGCACTAATGTTGAATTTGCCGATATAGTATCAGGCGAATTTATTTCCAAACATAACCTAAATAAAGAACATTTTGCTGTCTGGCAACAAAACAATCCGTGGCTGTATAGTGATAGCAATACGTGGGCCGTTGATAGATTTAACGAAGCCGAATATGAAATAATCAATCAAACATCTTTCAAATATCTTTAATAAATACACTAATAACGATACATTAAGGATCGATCTTGCAGAAGAATACAAAAAATATACTGTTTGAACTTGATCAACTGCTCAGACACAAGGATAAAACAAATCTGATTGAAAGCAGAGCTAATAACATTATTAATAGTGCTATTAACCTCATCAATCACATCCGTGAAAACTATGATGCCGAGCAAGCTGGCGAATTAGAGCGACGTCTACTTAATGCAATTAAAGGACAAGACCCAGCAAAATTTAGCCGCGGCATCAGGAAAATGAAAGACGATGAAAATTAACGAAATATTAGCTGAAGCAAGGTCAGTGAAATTAAAAGGAACTACACCTTCTAGCCGCAGTAATAGTGCGCTAGGATCATTCCTTAGAGGAGCAGGTATGGCACAAGGTGCCGATGCTGTAGACGCATACGCAAATGCAAATGCCTTTGCTCCTGGTGTTCGACAAACAAAGAAAATTGGAAACCTTGATGCTCAGAGAAAGTTAGATGCAAAAACAGCCGCTGCTGAGGCAAAACGAGCAAGATTTATCGCTGTAATAAAACAACAAGCGGATCGCCAAGGATCTATATCAATGACTGATATAGGAAAACGTATTCCAAAACAAGGCGAATATGCAGATCCGACAAGACGTAGAGAAGCAATTAACAATGTTGCACAAGAATTAAAGCAACAAGGAGTAACAGTAACAGCAAGTAACACGCCGACTACTGCGCCCCAAACAACACCCACAACCGATGAGCCATACAGTATAGGCGGACAACAATTAGATCCTACTAAGCCCGGTGATAAAGCAATTATTGATAAACTTAAAACTGCACAGGCAACTAAACCTAAAACTGCACCGGCAACTAACCCTAATCAACCTGCAGCAGGAAAATTTGACTGGGATGAAGAAGTACATACTACAGATGCAAATACACCGGCGCCATCTGGATGGGTGAAGCTTAAAATTCCACCATCAATTCAACCCGGCAAAGAATCTCCGTATCGCTTAGTACATCAGAAATATGCTCAAGATTGGATAGCTAACGGGTGGGTATTAGCGAAATGAAGTTATTTGAAATTAAAAAACAAACACCGCAATGGTTACTTGCTGAAGCCGCAGGAGCAAAAGCAGTAAATCCGCATCTTGACCACTTGGAAGATTTAATCTTTAACAGTGGCTATGCAGGTGCGCATGCGGCATTGGATTATGTAGAAAGTCTACGTGTGATGTTAGCAGAAGGCACAGGTACCACAACACAACTAACAGTTAAATGGGACGGCAGTCCGGCAATCATCTGCGGTATTGATCCTAGCGATAGTAAATTCTTTGTTGGTACTAAATCGGTGTTTGCCAAAGGTGAACCAAAACGTTGTAAAAAAGCTGCAGACATTGACAACTGGTACAGCGCACAACCAGAGCTTGCGGCTAAACTACTAGCATCATTAAAATATCTAAGTAAGTTAGGTATTGGCGGTGTGGTACAAGGCGATCTGATGTTTACAGAAGGCGATGTAAGCATAGTAGCTATCAACAATGAAGATTGTTATGTGTTTACTCCAAATACAATTACCTATGCAGTACCAGTTAATAGTCAATTGGGGCAACGTATTGCAAAAGCCAAACTTGGCATTATATTCCACACTAGCTACGAAGGCGATTCATTAGAATCAATGACTGCAAATTACGGAGTTAATGTAACTGGATTAAATCAAACCTCCGCAGTGTGGTTCGATGATGCAACGTATAAAGATTACACCGGAGTTGCTAGTTTAACACCGAGTGAAAATACCAGTATACAAAAACAAATTGCTGCTACACAGGCGACAATAGAAAAGATTGGACAAGCCCGCTTTGATATTATCCTAAATAATAAAGACTTTGCACGTAGTATAAAGCCATTTATCAATCAAATGGTTAGACAAGGCTCACAAGTAGGCGAACCAATGCAGTTCTTACAAAAGTTTGTTGACTATTATAACAGCGAATTGATGAAAGACATTGAGAATTTGTCGGGTGGTATTGCCGGTCGTGCGGCGCAGGCTCGCCTAGTGAAGATTAAAGAAAAAGAACAATGGGTAGCAGATAACGCTAACAACCTATTAATTATACTTGCTACGTACAAACGAGTTATCGAACTTAAACATGCACTAATGCGTAAACTACAACAGGTGGACAGCATTGGCACATTTCAAAAGACTAACGACGGTTATAAAGTAACTGCTCCAGAGGGGTTTGTTGCAATAGGACACGACGGTGGCGCAATTAAGTTAGTTGATAGACTCGAATTCAGCAGAACTAACGCATTACGCCGTGCCTAAAAACAAACATTATTGCATAGAATTTTTATGCAGATGATAAATAAAAGTATGCGCGAAAGCGTAAAATAAATTTAGGAGAAATAACATGGCTACACCAGCAGCAGTAAATCCAGCAGCAACAACGTTAAACGTTGAACAAGTAGGTCGTAATATTAGCTTTTTCACAGTTGACTACATCAATGCAGTTGACGGTTCAGATGGTCCAGGCGAAACACAACAATTGGTATTAAATGCAATCCAAACATTGCACACAATTATTGCTATCGGACCTTTAGCTGATACTAACACACAACAAACGTTTGCTATCGAAGGTGATTTATACACACCTACAAATGGTCAAACATTACAAGCAACTATCCGTGATATCGGTTCAACTGGCGGCGTTGATATTTCAAATGCAACAGTTACAGCAACTAAACTTGCTATCTTAACAGCAGCAGCAGTTGCAGTTTAATTAATAATTAAACAACAAATAGCACTCTTCGGAGTGCTTTTTTGTGACTTCAATTTGTAAATTATGCTAAATACTATTATACGCAACTAGCGTGAAAAATTAGGAGAAATAACATGGCAACATTATTAACAAGAGCAAAAGGCGGCGCATACCCAATTGGTTCAGTGGACCAAACATTAGTAACAGGTCGTCCGTTAACATTTTACACTGTGGGATTAACAGGTGTACATACAAATTATTCAGCAATCGACAGTGATTTTGAAAAATTGGTACGTGCAATCGAAACAGTGGGTTCAATTGAACTGTTAGGTACACCAGGCGGTGACGCTTTCCGTGTAGCTATTTCGGGTGCAAACAAAACAGCAGGCGAGTTAGAAACATTGTTAGCAGCGGCAGTAGCAACTACTACAGTAGCATCATACACATTCTAATATAATGTGTAATTTAAAAAGGCAGTTTTTACACTGCCTTTTTTTACGACTATAAATATTACTATGGAAACATTGTATCGATATTACGCATATACCCTAATAGATATAACCGAAACTAATGTACTAACACAGTCAGCAGAACAGCAGAAGCAACGCAATCAACAACGTAATTGGGAAACAATAAACCAGTTGTTAAGTTTGCGAGCACAGTTAATGGAATTTAATTATCTATCTGTGGTCACTGATGATGTGGCTAACTATTCATTTGGTATTAACTATACGGGTCTGCATAAAATTTGGTCATTTGACTTTGCGGTTGAACGAGAAGATGTCTATGCATTTAACCATGATAGGTATGGTATACTCAAAGACGATTTTAAAATTGCACCTATTATACTTGGATTAGACGAAACAGCCAAACCACCACTACCGTTATTCTACGCCAGCGGTGTAGATAAAAATATCTATTTTAAAACACGCAGTTAAAAACTACATAGTATAACTAAATATTAGTTGATGCAACAACAATAATCATGGCACATATTAAGGCATAAACTAGGCTCAACGAATACGCATCGCTACTATATAAAAGAGAGCGATAATGGCAAGTAAACCTACAGAAATCGAGAAGCAAAATTTAGAAGCACATGTCGAACTATGCGCCGTAAGGTACGGTAGCTTGGAAACTAAATTAAACAACTTGGAACAGCGCATGGATAAACTTGAGCTGCATCTGATTGACATCAAAAACAGTCTAACTGATAAAATATCAGGTGGCGACAAACAAACCATCAGCATCTTCACAACTATGATGGGCGTTGTATTAGCTGGACTTATTGGTTTTATTGCTCGCTCAATCTTTAAATAAAACTCTGCAATGCCATCCTGTAATAAATACTTTATAGGATAACATCATGAAAATTGTTGAACTCACAA